TTCTTTCGGCGTTTCATTACCTTCCATGATGTGGCTTTCTGCGGCTCGGCCGCTGTTGAGGTATTGACGTTATTGCTTCTTCGGCGTTTCGTCAATGCCTGCATTAGCCGAACTCGGGAATTTTTCGTTGAGCGCTTGCCGCCGTGCCGCGCAGCCGCCGCAGTTGCCAACCACGGTGCGCACAACTTGGTGCACACCAGTAGCCGAAAGCACCGTGTGCACTCGGTCGCCGAGCCCGCGCGCTTTCCCTTTGTAGTGCTCACAACCGCGGCAAGTCATCGGTGCAACGTGCTGCCCGTTGGTGGGCGCTGCGGAATTAGTGCACACCGCCAGTTGGAGGAAGTCGCATTTCATGTGATCGTCACCAACAACTGCTGAGATACGACGTCTTGATAGGAAACGGTCCACGGGCATTCGATCGCGCTCAGCGAGCCGCCGCACTCCTCGTAGTACAGGCAGGACGCAGGCGATGCACTTGCGCTCGACACCTTGCCCGTTTCGCAGACCCCGTTAAAGAGACCATCGCACGTGATGAGGGGATAGCAACCACTCTGGGCGCTGTACACGATGTCTGGCCCGCTTGCGGTTGACGCCTGACACCATCGGCAGGTGTCTTGATCGTGCACGGGGTTCGCCCAAGTGTCGATCCTTGGGCAACCGCACTTACCGCTGAAGATCATGTGGGGCATAAATTGCACCCACGGATCCGTAACCACGCTTGCGGTGTTTTGGCAGAACGCGTACGTGGTGACTGTGCGCGTGTCTGAGCCCGAAAGCAAGACACCGCTGCACGTTGGGACCGTTGGCCCTGCGGGGGTAAACGAAATGGTCGGCCGAGCGCAGCCGCACACCACGCAGCAGTGGTACGCGATCGCTTGCATGAAGCCAACTGGCGGTGTCGGGCTGCAACACGGTGGGCTTTCACCTCCAGTGCCAGTGATCCCGTTGATGATTCGCGGGTTTCCGACGTAGGTGTCCTTCGACAACAACCCAAAGAAAGTCGCATCAACTGGCCGACACTCGCAGTAGTTGCTCGCAGGTGTGCAGGCGCTGCACGTCGCAACCCATGCTGGATTCGTGTTGCCGCACCCATCATCTTCGCAATACACTTGAATGTCTTTCGCTTGCCAAAAGAAGTCTTCGCGCACGTAACTCACGCGAGCCTGCTGGCACCAAAAGCGATTCTGTGGAATTAGGTTTGGAGAGTCGCAATTGGTGCCGTCTTCGATAAACGCTCCAACGCTTTCGATGGTGTACGTATAGGTCGCGAGTGTGCAGTTCTGCCCAGTGGAATACTGGCGCACGATAGAGCCCGTGTACGTGAACGTGATTGAATTGGGCTTCACGAACGTCGCGCAGTTCTGCATATCGCAGCAGTCCACCGCATTACCGCAGCAACACCAACGCGTGGCCGTCATTGTTCCGTCCAATCGTATTGCACGACCGTCTGCCCTTCGAGCTCAGCGGCGTCGATCCAGCCGACATCGACCATGTCCTCGCCGTCAAGCATCGCCACTCGAAGACTTCCCCTTCCCTCCACGATCAACATCGGAGAGTCGGGAGCGGCGACGTATCGCGGCCCGCACGCGTTCAGCGATGCGAGTGCCGCCACCCACAACGCGTACCACGCGAGGCGCTGAAAGCCACTTGATAATCGAATCGAGTACGGCACGTGCAATTTCATAGATCACTTCGCGCCCGCTTGCTCGCTGCTCACCTTGTTATCTCGTGCCGCGAGCAAACCCACCCCAGCCATGACAGCGGCAGCGACTGCTCCCCAATCAGGAAGCGTGAGCGGGTCCGCGTCGAATAAAGCGCTGACTGCGGTGGCGATAGCGACGACGATTGCAGCGATACCCGCGGTAGTTGTGCGCCATGATGTCATTGTTTCCCCCGTAAACGCTCGAGTTCGTGTTCAAGGTGTCGCACTCGCTCGGTGAGCGTTGCGATGGTCATTTTGAGATCGCCAATGGTTGAATGCAGCCAAGCGCTCGCACCGAGCACGGCCACGAATGGCGCCAGCAACTGTGCAAGTTCGGCGAAACTCATCGACGTTCCCCTGGATCGAGCGACCACATGGAAATCTCGGCGCTGCCGCTGATCGCAGCAACTTCGATGGTGTTTGGTGGGTTCACACCCAAATCCCAGTGCGCGCCCGCGGTGTCGCCGAGAACGACCATTGCGGTGGCCTTGCCATTCAATCGCACGAAAATGTTGTTTCGCGCTTGAATGAACACGACACGCGGAACATTTCGCGTGGAAAGCGTGGTGTACGTCGTACCGACGCTGGTGTTGTAGCCCTCAAGTAGCACGGCCATGATTAGCTCTCCCCTGCATCAAATGAGTACACCGAAACCTGCGTTTGCGAAGCGCTCGTAGAACGCGCGAACAACGTGGACGGATCGGTTACGCCGAGGTCGTAGCGCGCGAGCGCGCCGCCAGCCAAACGAATCCCGCCCGAGCCACCAACATTGTTGGCGAGCAAGATGTCGGTATTTGGAGCGATGAACAAACGGCGGTTTTGCACGGTCGTGGCGAGCGGGACATACGCACCCGAGGATGCGTTCACGGTGGTGTATGCGTGGATTTCGAGGGGCATTTAGCAAACTCCATCAAGTGCGTTTTCGACTGCGAAAAACCAAATCGGGTTGCCGTTCGTGCGACGGCCGGGAAAGAGCATCACGTACATACCAACGGCCACTGGCATCACGTTGAAGCCCGCGGGTACGTTCGCGGGGTCGATGTTCGGACCGATGAATGTCAGCGTGTTCGCGGCTTCGGTCACGTTCAGCGCTTCGCCGTAGTACCACGCTTCACCCGCGGGGCCAGTGAAGATGTATTCGGTCGTTGTGCCCACGTTCGCTTGGGTCCACGTGTACAGCCAGCGATTCACTTGCGGCGATGGCAGCGCGGTGTACCCCGTGATCCTGCCGAGGATCCACGGCACACCTTCCTGCATCAACCGGTTGCGCTCCTCCGATGGCAGCGCCGCGGCCATTTGCGCCGTGTTCGCAGCCGCCACGCGTTGTGAGTGCGTTTGAATCATGGGTAGGTGATGAAAGAGCCTTCCTTGGCGATAGCGGCAGCCACGGTGGCATCACTGGAAAGGTCGTAAATAAGCCCGAAGTTTGCCGTGCTACGCACAAGCGATTTCCACGTAACCGTATTCGCAGCACCGTTGGAATCCAGCGCCGCCTTGCCCCACACGTCGGTCTTGGGTTGCTGTTCGCAGCCAAACCACAAGTCCCATTTCAGGTTGAAGGTTGCGCGGTAGTACTCATCGCGAATCGGCGTCACGCTCGCGCTTTCGATGTAGACCTGATTCGACGCGCCCCACTGGTTAAACGAGGCGTTGTTCCACTTTCCGCGAAGCGTGTCGATGCGGTCGTACACCGTGACGAGCGTGCGCCCCGAGTTAAAGCCCGAAACGTCCGTGATGAGCGAAATACGCACGCTCATCTGCGGAATGAGAGTCTGAATCGGCTTGCCCGCGTAGTCCACTTTCGTGCCACCGATATCGGTGGTGGTGTTGAGGTCTGCGCTTGGTTGCGTGGTAAAGGAAGGCGAGCGATACATAAGCACGCTGCGCGGGGTGGCGTCGAAATCAACCTCGACGGGCAGTTGAAGCTTTTCAAGGCCAGTGGCTTTGTTCCACGTGTAGAGTTGGTCGTACTTCGCGGTCACGTCGAACACGCTCGACTCGGTGTTCGGCACTGGCGTGGCCGAGACCGTACGCAAACGCATCATGCCCATGCGCTCGGTCAGCGCCATCGTCGCGCGCAGCGACGAAAGCGGCGCACCGAATGCGCCGAGCACGAGCGCCATCTGTGTGGCGTTCTCGACGTCCACCGTGCCGTTCATAGTCACGCGGCGCACGACGGTGTACACCGATGCCTGCGAGGGACCGCCCTCGCTGAAATTTTGTGCGGTGATCGCGCTGCGGGAGATGGCGGTTGCTGCTGGCATGGGTTACTTGCTCATCCATCGCAGGATATCCATCGTCCACGATGGCATTTGGTTCATCAACCCAATTGACTTGTTTACGTCTTGCATTGCGTCGCCGCTCATCATTTGCGACTTGCCGAGTTCGCCCGCCTCTTGCAGCGATGCGCCGCCAATCAATGCGCCGATTTCGGTGGCGAGTGCCTTCGGAAGTTCGTTGATGATGACTTCCGCGAGCGAGCCGCCCTGCGTAGCAAGCCCCTGTGAGAATGCCTCACCGATGCCCATGGCTCCCGCTGGCGTTGCGGCTGGCGCGCGCGCGGTGATTTGCTCGGCGACCATGCGCGAGAATCCGAATTCCTCGATGCGCCTGCGCTGGTCCATTTGGGTTTCTTCGAGCGCCGATGCTGCACGCTTGCGCACGTCGGGAAGCGACTGCACCGCACCCACGCCCATCGTGGCAGCGCCGAGCGCGAGGCCCGCCGCTCCAAGGCCGAGCCCCAGCCCGCCCATCGCGCCCACTTGCGCGAGCCCACCGAGCATTCCCAAGCCCTTGCCACCGACACCGAATTGGCCGAGCGCTCCCTGCGTGCGCATCGCAGACTCGCCGAAGCTCTTTAGCTTCTTGTTGCTTGAGTCGGCCGCAGCGTTCAGCCGGTTGAGTTCGCGGCGCGCCGAATCGGTCGCAGCCTGCAAGCCCTTTGAGTCGCCGGTAATGGCGATATTGACGCGTGAAATCTTAGCCAAGGCCGCTCTCCTTTATGGCTTTCTCGACTTCGGGCTCAACGTAACTCGGCGCCGCTGCGGAGAGGATGCCACGGTATTTCTTGATCCAGTTGCGGGGAGCGGAACGGCCAATCGTGGTGAAGTTGAGAGCCTTACCACGCTCGCCGCGTTGTTTCAGCAGGATGCGCTCGGCGTTAGTTGTCTTGCGCTTGATCGCGTGGCCATTCTCGAGCCAACCGAGATACCAGTGTGGCGTCAGGTACGAACCGTCGATGCGCTTGATACCGACGCCGAGCCACGTCACCAGCCCCTGCGCGTAGCCCTTCGTCTTTGTGATGACTGCCCACTTCAAGTGCACATTGGGCCGCACCGCGCCGCGCACCTTCTCGGTTGCGCCACGCTTGCCAAACGGCGCAGTGGCTTCGAGCGTCTTCTTTGTGAACTTGGACCACTTCGTGAGCCCGCGCCGCATCGCGTTTCGCGCTTCTTCCTTGCCGAGCCGAAGCAACTGGTGATTGACGCGCTGCAACGCTTGCTCGTCAATTTCGCAGCCGAGCGCGAATGTCTTGCTTCTTGAACTTGCTGGCGATGTCATGGGAAAGCCCTTTGTGTCCTTTCATCGCGAGCAAGACTGCGAGCGGGGTATCTAAACGCACCTGAATTTGCGCCGCACTCAGGATTTCGCGAGCGGCGCTGGTAAGTCCAATCCCTCCACGTATAGCGGCTCGATTAATCGCGCAAGCCGAATCACGGTGGGGGCGTTGCAAAAGTCTTTGACGTAGTCAATGGAAACGAACGCTTGGCGGCCGTCCTTTTCGAGCAAGTGCTGCCACACGTACCACGCGGGCATGAACTCGCCACGCGCTTCGGCGTCTTGCGCTGCGATGAAGTGCGCGACCGTCGGCCGGGCAAGCGTAATCGTCCCACCGTCAAACTCCACGACGGCAGGACGTGAAAGAAAAGCGTCGATGATTGATGGGCTCATTCGGTAATCGTAATGGCGTTCTGGGAGAAGAGAAGCGTGGCCGTCAACCGCGCGACGTCATTGGGAGCGACGGAAAGCGAAATGTCTTGCACAAACGCTTTGCCCTTAATCGACTTGCCAGTAGCCCAAATCACTTCGCACTCATCAATGATCGAGCCAGCGTCGATGTTGCTGAGGATGCCGATGTTGGTGGTCGCGGAATCGTAGAACACCTCGATTTGCACCGTGCCTTCCCTGAAGCCCTGCACGTGGTGCTTGTGCCCGTCGCCGATAGCGGTGACGTCGATTTGCTGGCGGGTGACGTTGACGGTTGCGGCGCTCACGTCGTCGATGGTCGTGGCGCCGAACTTCACACTGGCTGCGGTGGTTGGTGATGGCATGGCTTATGGTCCGTCGAAATAAATGCTGTGCGTGTTCTGCGCGACGTAGAGGTACACCTCATCGCCGTTCTCGGGTTGTGGGTCTTGCAGCGCTTCAAGCGTGTTGCACACAACCGACGCTGAATCGATGGCGCCGAGACTCAGCAACGCGGCGCGTGCTTGCGCTGCCACCGTCATCGCGGCCGTCGGAGTGTCGGCAACTGCGTTTATGGTCACGTCGTAGCGGCACGTAATCGCGCTCAGACCGAGCACGGCACGTTGCGCGGTGGTTACTTCAAACGTGATCGCTGGCACGGTCGAAGTCTGCAAGCGTGTGCCCTGATAGACGCGCGAGCCCGCGTTTGTCTGCGCGTCGAGCCACTCGACAATTTTGGTTTCAATGGCCATTACGAAACCTCCACTGCGTCGATGATGGCAACGCGGCGGCGTTGGTCCATGTCGCGAATCCCCGCGATGCGGTACACCTTGCCGCCGTATCGCAAGCGATCCACCTGCGTCACGCTCAATCGCGCGATGTTCGGCCACCGCGTACGGAATTCCATGCTTCCAACGGTCACGACGCCATCGGCCACGAACGATTCACTCGGCATCGACTCGCGCATATCGCACCGCATATAGCCCGCACTACTGAAGACGGTCGTGCGCCGGCCGACACCGTCAAGCGACGTCACCGCTGGGGCTCGCATCACTTCAACTCGAAATCGTGTGAGCCCCGAGGAGATCATCGGAACGGCCCTCGGACGCGCAGGTGTTCAAGCATGAACTGTGCACCGAGCGGCACGACGACAAGCCCGACGGGCTGCGCGGCTTCAGGGTTGTTGTAGTACAGACCCACAAGCGAAACGATGGCTTGAACCACTTCGTTCGGCTCGGTGGCGTAGCCGCCAACGTAGGTAACGGTCGCGAGGGTGCCCTCTTTCATCGCGGGCTCGTCGAGAAACTCGATCGCGGCGAGATCCTGCGACAAGTCCACCCAGTAATCGGTTCCGCTCGTCATCGTCACCGTTGCGCCGCTGAAGTTCGTGTAAGCGATCGACGTGAGCGACACGTACGGTTGCACCGCAAACACCGTGCGCTTCCAATCGCGCAGGTACATCGTGCGCGATGACTGCGTAAGGGAAAGCCCCGTGTATCGTTCAACCCACGACGTAGCGACACCGATGAGCCGTGTTAGCTCGGTGTCGTCGTCGCTGTAGTCGATCTTCAGCGCCGCCTTAACGGTTGCAAGTGTGACTGCCATTTAAACCCGCGATGGGGGTTTCCCCCCACCGCGAGCAAGGTAAGAAAAAGCGCGGTCATCTCACGAACGATCAGGCCGTGTTCTGTGCGTAGATCGCTGCGAATGCTTCTGGGAGCATGATCTTGGAATCGGTGCGCACCGTCATGTACAACGTCACGCGTTGATTCGCTGCGCCCGAGTACGGATCAACCATGGACGTCATGCCAGTTCGGTCGAAAATCTCGAAGTAGTCCCAGTTGCCAACGATGAAGTACGCGTTTCCACGCACGTTCGCCGTGGTCAACGTCGCACCCTGCGTGGTCGGCATGAACTCACCGATGGAGTACGGAATGCCGAGGATAGTTCCTGGGTTGCCGCCGCTGATGTCGGCCGATTCCGCGATCTTCCACGCGTAGTCGGTGGTGTTCACCTTGATCTTGCGGATGGTGCGAATCGCAGTGTCAGACGTCAGAATACGGAAACGCCCCGTACGGTATTGCGGTGGAACTGAGTGCACGCAGTCAATCAAGTTGTCGCCAGTGATCGCGGTGATGAGCGCATCATCCGCAAGTTGCACACCTTGATTAATGATGCGGTCGCCGTTTGTCGTTGCCCATGCAGTGCCCGAAGCATCCGCAATGCCTTGCGGCTGAGATGAGCCAGTACCGACTGTGTAGAACTGATCGGTGATTCGTGCGAGCGACGTGCCGCATCGGTCGGCGACGTACTGCAAGCCAGTGCCGATACCACCAGTGCCGATCGCGTCTTCGATGAACTCTTGCGAAAGAGTCGTCGCGCAAACGAACTTGTACGGCACGACCGACACGCTTGCGAACGATGGATCGGCTGGGGTGATCGCGCCTTCTTCAGCAACAAGCGCCGCGGTCGGCAACGACCCTTCGACGATGATGGTGCGCTTGCTGTCAATCGTGCTGACTTTCGCCAACTGGCGCAGAATCGACGACTGATACATACGCTCCACAATGCGGCGTTCCATGTCGGTCGGAATGCCTGCGGCCGTGGTTCCGGTGGTCAACACGCGAAGTTCGGCGTTGTTGCCAGCGGCGACGGCCTTCAGCCAACGCTCGCTTGCTTCATCGATCGTGCGATCACCGACGGTGGTGCGGCCGATCTTGCTTGCGAACTGCGGCTGCGAGCGCTCTTCTTCAAGAGTCTTGATGCGGTCTTGTGCTGCGCGAAGTGCGGCACGGTCGTGTGCGGCACGCTCGACGGAGTCGAGGTCGGCATCAATGCGGGCGATCTTTTCGCGCTCTTCGCCGCTGCCGCGGATTTCGACGTGGTGCGACTTCGCGCCAGTGCGTGCGGCGAAGCCTTCGAGGGTCTTGCGGTATTCGTGAACGGTGCTTTCGATGTTGTTCAACTCTTCAGACATGGTCTTCCATCCTGTGCTTGTGAATCTCGAGCCGCAGCGCCGCGGCTTCAATGGCAGCCGCGGAGACGCTCCGCAGGCTCGAATTGGTTTGGGTGCTGTATGCAGCGTCAACAACCACGCTCAACTCCACGAGTCGAGCAGCGGTGACGGTGCGTTCGGTGCGTCGCGGGTTCCACTCGTCGCGATCGACGTAGAAACCAAACGACATCTCTCCGCTCAGGTCGCCGCGTTCGAGCAACGCGCGCACGTCGTTGCCGACGCTCGTTTCGGCGAGATCCGCGGTGAAGCGCAGACCGCTCGCGGTGTCGTTCAGCGTGAGCGTGCCGCTGCGCGTGCGTGCGAGCAACGCGCTCGCGTTGTGGTTGAACAGCAGTTTGATGTCGGCGCCGGCGAGGTCGCCGAAAGCGCCACGCGCGATGCGCTCCTTGAATTGCGGGTTGAACGGCTCGCTAATCTCGCGCGACCACTTGCCGTACGGAATCGCGAGCCCTGAGAGCGTGCGGCCGGCTGGTGCGCCGATGGTGACGCTGCGACGTTCAAGCGAAATCATTCACACTCCCTGCGCTCGTGTCGCTGCCTGCGTTTGTAGTGCCGCCGCCTGTGCCCATGTTCTTCGCGATGATGGGTTCGTCGAGCCCGTCGAGCGGCGCGAGGTTCAGCCAGTCGCGCGCTTCGTTGCGCGTGATGACGCCCGACTCGACGCCAGTGCGGAGCGCCGCCATTTGCTCGGCGAGCGACGGACGCGAGATCATGTCAGCGTCAAACGTCGCCGAACCAAACGGCGCAAGCTTCGCGACGATCTCGGCCGACCACGTGCTGAACCAGTGCTGTAGGCACGCGTCCACGTACATACGGGAAAGCCATTCCATCGAGCCATACGCGTTCGCGCTGTGCTCGGACAAGTAGGAAGTCGGCACGCCATAGATGCGCGACACGTCTTCAACGCTGTAGCGTCGCGCGGCCGAGATGCCAGCATCGTCGAGCGTGCTGCTGATACGCTCGACTTTCATACCTTCAGAAAGCACCAATGGCTTTCCCGCGTTTGCGGCGCCAGCGTGGTGCTTCATGTAGTCCTCAAGCACCATTTGACGCGCAGGCGCGCCCATCGGTCCGGGCGACACGATTGCTATCTTCGGGTTGCCTGCGTTCTTCATCACCTCAAGTTGCGCTTGCTCCTGCGATGCGAGCACACTGAGCGACGTGCGGCACAAACGCACTGGAGATTCGCCCCACAACCCGTCAAGCCCGACGGCACGTAGGTGCAGCATCGAAGACATCGGCACGTCACCGTACAACCGCGTCTTGTAAACGGGCTCGGGCTTGGTGATATCGAGCGTCACGCTCTCGATATCGAGCGGCAACAGTTCAAGCAACTCGCCACCGAGCGTGCGGTTGATCACCGCGAATGCGTTGCCGTATAGCAGCGCTTGCATCGTGAGCGACCGACGGAACTCGAAGCCATTCTGCCAGCGGTTTGGTTGTTGAAGCAGAGCGTTCGCGGTGCGCTCGCTCACGTCGAGCGGTACGCGTGCAACGTCATTCGCGATAAGCGAAGCCGCGCGGTATACGGGCGTGTATGCGAGCGCCGTGCTCGGCGTGATGGTGGGCATACCCACCGAGTCGAAACCCGTGGGAAGGAGAACGCCATGCGTTCCCCAGTGGCCGAGCCATCGTTGCAACAATCCACGCAGCATGGGCGTATTTGGCACACTGCGATCGTGCAGCATTACACCTAAACGCTATTGCTTGAAATAATTCTCGGCTTCCTCGTCGTACACCGAGCGCTTCGCGCCGCCCCAAACGTGCGTCGCAATGATGGACGCCACGAGCGGATCAATCGCGCAGAATTCCCGCGACTTAATCGGCCGAATGTTTCCATTTTGGTCGCGCTTCGCGTGCGCGTCGGCACACGCGCGGCGCAAGATCGGGTCATCGCCAATGACAAGCCGCGAGCCCGCCCATAGGTTCTGAAATAGGTTGCAGCCAGGACCGAACGTGGCGATACCCATGCGGTACACCACGAGCGGAACGCCGTCGGCTTGCAGTTGTTCGGCGAGATACTTCGAGCCCCATGCGTCGTAGCCAACGGCTTTCACGTCGAACTCGTCACGCACTGCGAGGATTTGCGCGCGCACCGAGTCGTAATCGATTTCGCGGCCGGGCGTCAATGTGATCTTGCCATCGGAAGCCCACGATCGGATCGGGTAGCGGTAGTCAAGTTCACGCTGGGCGACTTCGGCCCTCGGCCACCAGTAATGACCGCGCAGCGCCACGCGGCCATTGTCGAGCGGCACGGCCACAACCATTGCGGTCATGTCAAGCGACTTGGATAGATCGAGCCCCACCCATGCGGGCCTTCCTTTGAGAGCTTCCCAGTCAATGCGCTGACCGCCCGGCCACAGCGACATATCGAGCCAGCCGCCCGTGTTCTCGTCACAACGTGCGGCGTGGTAGCGCGCGAATTCGCCGCGCCCCATCGCTGAGCGTTTCATGGTGTTCCACGATCGCTTCAGGCTCACAAGGTCGGGCTGCCCGTGCTCGAGGCCAGGGTTGGCTTTTACCCATGTCGATTCATCCTCAAGCGGGTCGGTAGGGTCGAGCCCGTACAACATCGGCAACACGGTGTCGTCCTCAAGTTCACCGCTCAGGATGGCTTCGCCTTGCTTGACGAGTTCGGCGTAATGGTTCTCAGGGTTGCTGCCAGGCGTGGTGATGATTACGCCCGTCGATTCGCGGCGCTTTGCGCCCGTGGTCAGCAACTTGGTTAAGAACCGTCCCTTGAACTCGGCAGCCTCGTCAGCAATCCACAACGACGGGTTGAGCCCGTCAAGCGATCGCTCAAGCGCTGGCAGGGCGGTCATTTGACAGTCGTGCTCGAGTCGCAGCACCGCGTGTGCTCGGGCGATCAGCGTCGGGTCCCCGAGCCGCTGCGCCATCGTTCGCGCGGTGTCGAGACAGATTTCGGCTTGCTCCTCGTTGTTGGCGATCACGTGCACACGGCGGCCCTCGCCCGCGAGGAGGTCGAACAGGGCTAGGCCAGCCATCAAAGTCGTTTTGCCGTTGCCGCGGGCGACCTGAACCATCGCGAGTCGGCAGCGCCTACGGCCGTCGGGGAGCCGCCAGCCGACGATGTTGGCCAGTACGAACAACTGCCACGGGTGAAGTTCAAACGGCTTGCCCGAGTCTTCGCCAACGAGATTGAGCGAGCGGAAGTGCGCGGCCACGCGCTCGACGTCGGGCCACGACATGACGAGGTCCGAGCGCTCGAGGTCGCGGGTGAAGCGCTGCGCGGCCGCGTAGATCCAACGTCCCGCGGGCGTTCGGCCGTCAATCACGGCATTGACGTAGGCAAGCACCGCA